TTCTTCGCGAGTCTCATAACAACCCACCCAGTCGCCGTCGGCACGATCAGGATAATATTTATCACCTGCAATTAACAGATATGGTTTCATTCTTCGCTCTCCTTTTCTCGGCATTTACCGCAGATGGCATAGTCGTCATCAAACTCATCATTGTTAAAAACAGTGCTACAATGGAAGCATTTTGTGTGGGTGGCGTTCAAGTGCTTACCGTATTCCTCTTCGTCTTTCCAGACAAAATCGCAATAGTTACATTTCATTCTTCGCTCTTCTATAAGCACCTACGGCAACAGGCCATAACCCTTCTGCAATCTCCAAGCAAGCCTCGGCGACCTTCTGTATCTCCCATTGCGCCCCTTCGTGTGTGCGGAGGTCAATGAACTTTAGAAGATTGTTTAGATTGACTGTGCCATAATACTCGGTGTACATGTTTTGGGGTAGGACGCCTCTTGCTTGTTCTCGGCAAACGCCCTTGTCAATCATCATGTTGAAAACATCCAAAGACATTTTGTGATAAGCTTCAACTAGGCAGTGCATATCTTCATCTTCACAGGGTATACACTTAAAAATAAAACCATCATCATAAGTGTAATCACCAACTTCTGGATCAATCAACTCGTCGGCGTTTGATGCCTGTCGGTTACTCTTATGCTGGGTTCTAAAAGCCTCTGGCTCGTAGAACTGAATGTTTACATCAGTATATCTACGAGATATTTCGTTGTAACTCCAAGTACGATGACGGTGATGCTGAGACCTAACAAAACATGGAACCACAAAACGGAAAGTAACAACGTTGTGCTCAAACGTGCTGGTGTGTCTGTGTTTAACCAAGTAGTTAACCAGTCTTTCATCTTTTTCATCTAGTTCCTCCTTGTGCTTGCCAAAGCTAACGCGGGCACTATTAACGATAGTGAGATCAGAACCCATGTGTTCCACGAGATCAACTCTGCCAATTCCGTCTCCATAGACATGTATACTCCTCTTGGGCTCTTCTTTAAATAGTGCTGCCCTTGGCACTGTTGCTGTTATCTTTTTCACTTCCCACTCTCTTTTTGTTCTGTATGCATCAGGGTCACTCACTTCTGCCTCCTCAGGTAGTCGATCTGAAACTGAATGTAGCGCGCTGCCTTCTCAAGGTCTTCAATGGCGCTCTCGTTTTTCTTTCCTGCTCGGAGGACATACTTGATGACATTTCCAAGAGAAAAGTTTAGGTTGTATGCCTCAATAATTTTGATGGCTTCATAGGTGTTGTCTTTGCCACCATAATGGTCCGGGTGGTTAACAGAGTTGTGATGGTATCGTTCCAAATCTTCCAAATCACGTCTAGTCTTAAGTTTAGGCGCGTCTTCTGGGTAGTCACCCCAACTCATTCGGCCCTCACAGCAGCCATAATGTGGTTTCGCTCAACAAGGTAAAACTTGTTATCAGAAAGATCAATCTCACGAATGATATGTGTGGGGACCACAACAACGTCGCCATGCTTGTACTTACCAAGGAAGTCTGCCACAACAGAGACTGCCTTATAGGGCTTTTCAGCCGGCTTATAATCATCTGGTAGCGCAATAGTGTACGGGCTCTCGTCTTTCTTATCAAAACTAAGTTCTATCTGGACCCATGCTGGCTCGGGATATAAAGTCATTTTACTCTCCAATATATTTGTTAATAATCTTTTTGTTTGTATAATAAGTTGGCTCGTCTAGAAACGCAGCGGTTATACGTCCGCACTTCTTGCAGCGGAACCGCACAGCCACATGCTGCAACGTGGCTTCTATGTGACTTGTCGGCAAATAATAGTGCTCACCGCCATCGGGGCACTTGTGCTTCTGCTCCCAACGAGGGAGCAGATGGTTGAACTTCATAACTTACCTCACTCTCTAAATATAACACCATAGACAGTCAGAGTCAAGCTATTTTATTTCGCAAGATCCACCAGCACAGGCCAGCTCGCCCTGCAAATCAGTGTTATCCTGTGTTTCAACAACATTCGTAAGATCAATGTTAGCAAGACTCTTCATCATTTCATGATATGTAGCCTCATCACAATCCTCAAAGGGTGCCTGAACATAGGTGTGGTCCGAATGTGGCAAAACTGATAGTCCATTGTAACAACTACGGTTTTCCCACATCCACTCTCCAACCTCTGCCCACTCTTCTTCTCTAATGGTAACTGTGGCGCTCACATTGTGAGTATTTTGGCCCTTCCAGTGTCCGGAACGGACCCACTCTGTGCTGACCTTCTTAACACGCTCAAGCATCTCTAGGGCTGTCTCAGAGCGTGTGGTGGCGCCTTCTGGTGCGCGCTGTGGAGCAGAGATAACGGCTGTATCGTGTGGGCGGAAATATTCGTCTTCAACAAGTTCCGGATGGTGCTGGGAAAGATAATCATAGATGGCCTCGTTCTTGCCTACACGGATACGACGAATATAGTAATCGTTGTGCCATGCGTGAATTCCAGAGGATGTCCCAAGTGTCAAGGATGTGGTTCCGGCAGGCTTAACACAAGTTGTGCGAGCAGCAGGGTTAATACCAATAAGTTCAGCAACACGCTTGTTTTCCTGCTTTACAATCTTTGCAGCGGCCTTCATATCTAATTTTAGAACGTTGCCTGATGCGATGCCTGTCATGGACACACCAATAAGAGCGTCTTTTTCTGTGTTTCTCTGCCAAACAGGTCGCAGGTAGTGAAAATCAGTAAAAGAGGCCTGCAAAGTGCCAATAAAGGCTGCTGCCTTGACTCGGGCCTCATACTCTTCCTGAGTGTCTACGTTAGAAACGTTAACTTCAGTAAGGTTGCAAAACTGGAACGGGCGAAGGGCAATCTCGCAGCAAGGGTTAGTTCCCCAGTCCTTGTCAAAGGTAAAGTAGAAACCGGGTTCTCCAGCGCCGGACGCCTTAACGCGTGCCCAAAGGTCCATAAAGAACTCCTTGGTTACGATGTGACGCATAAGAACAATAGAGTTGTTGGCACGACCTCTTTGTGGGTCCGTTTCCCACCAAGAACCAGCCTTGGCAGCAATCATTTCATCATCATCGGCCGAGAAGAGGGAGATAAGGGCAGCACGGCGAATACCGCCTGCGAGCACGGCGTCAGCAATGTGACAAACCATGTCATGGACCTCAATAGGACGCAACTTGTCGCCATTTTCCTTGGCTTCTAGCATCCCCTCCAACTTAACAAGACATTCGCGCAAGGGCTGTGGACCCGGGGCCTTCCCGCCAGATGTTACTAAACGGGCGCCTTTAGGTCTAATATCCGAGAAATCGAAACGCAACTTTGAAGTGCCACGGAAATAGGAGGTTACAAGCGCTTTCACAGCGTCAGCCCAGCCCTCAATAGAGTCCGAAACTAGATACCGATATGTACGCTTACCGTTTGGCTTATTAATTTCTGGAAGTTGCTCTACATGGTGTGTCTGAACTGAGTATCCGACACCGGTTCCCCCCAATAGAAGAAACATTGCCTCCCCGAATGCCCGAACATCGTCAATGGGCATATAAGCACAGTTGAAAATACGGTTTGGAGCGACCTCTATGGGCTTACCACCAAACTGCATTGATCGCATTGAAGGAAGCACCTTCTTTTCATAAACATATTTATAAGCCTCCTCAATCTCATCCTTGAGTTTAGGATACTTCTTGATATGCATTGCTTTGTTACGATCAACTAGTTCTGTGTACGTCTCTCGACGATACTTGTCAGAAAGATACCTCGCATACTTCATGTGTACTGTAATATCTGACAAGATTTCCGATGCCAACTCCATTATTTAGCTCCCTTTTCCTTTTGCTTTTTTCTGAATTTCTTATATTTCTCTTTCAATATCTCACTCTGGTCCTTAGACGAAATCACTGATGGCTCTGTGCCGGTTGGTGCCAAAACTTCAATTTGAACATTAGCCGTTTGCATGCTGATTGGATATACTAGGCCATCCGGCCCATTCCTATTCTTTGCAACGAAAATTCTACCGGTATTGGCTTGTTTGTCTTCTACGGTCCTTGAAAGCGAGAAAATAAAGTCTGAAACAAAACACTTATTGAAAGCCTCTGAAATGGATTCCATCGTAATGACTTCCGCGTTTAGTCCGGACCTGTTAGTTTGAGAAGCAGTCCACAGGCAACAGTTAAACTCTCTTGCCAGTCCCCGCATCTCTTCATAAATAGATTCCAGTTCATGTCTTTTCTCACTTTTACCAGAAATTGGTCGCAATAGATCCCCGTAGTCTACAATGACCATATCGGGGTAAACATCGCGCATTCTCAACTTTTCTAGATGTGTCCTTAAGGAACGAGTAGAGGCAGACTTGGTGGGGTATTCTTTTACAATAAGAACCCCTTCAATATCCTGCACCTGTTCATAAATCTCTTCTTTAAAGGAGTGAAGATTACTTAGTGGAATCTTAGTTATACATGAGTCATAACGACTCGCGACGACAGTATCGGCCAACTCAAGAGTATAGTGAACAACAGTTTTCTTTTCTTTCAGGGCTTGCGCCCCCAAGTGAACCAAAGCCATTGATTTACCTGCCCCCGTTGGCGCGATGACCACGCCCAACTCGCCCTTGCCGAGTCCACCCTTACATAGTCCGTCGATCTCGCTCCAGCCTGTTGTAATTGGATCTCTTGCTTTTAGTTCAAACCTTCTTTCAAAGTCTTTAACATAGTCATAGCCGTGATCCGAGTGGTCGCCAAGTTTGATGGCATCGTTAATAATCTTCGCAATTTCATCAAAAGACGATTTTTCAAGCAGTGGAACCGACTTAATCATCGCTTCTTTCAGTTTTTGCTTACGACAAAAATCAAGCGCGGTGGTCTTAATATACTCTGAGCCTGAAACTTGCGAGTCATGAATACGAGCAAAATAATTTCGCAACTGTTGCTGAGTAGCGGCATTTTCGTCCTCAATCTCAGCACGGATGATTGAAATCATAATTTTATAAGTTGGGTGAACACCATACTTTTCGCGATACTCAAAAACCTTTTGTGTAAACACACGAAGGTAATGAAGTTCTAGAAAGCCAATATCTAGAACCTCCATAATCTGATCCGCGAATGGACGATCTTGCAAAATCATCTGGCATAGAGACTCTTGAAAGTTCTTACCAAATTTACTAAAGCTCGGTGCGTTGTTGCCCAAGTGTTCCCCCGTTTGTTTAATATAGCCTACTTAGGCCCCTGTGTCAAGCGATTAACTTATTTTTCTCAACCATGCCTCGTAGCTTTGCCGTAATCTCGGACCAATCATAGGAACCGAAGCCATGTTCTACAGAGGCCCGCTTGAGGCCGGTTGCATTGAGTTCAAACTCAAAGTTATCAAGCGCATAGTTAATCTTTTGACGACCCTGCACTGAGATGCTTGGAGGCGTGAGATTCATAACTTTGTAGTTTGTCTCAACAGTATTCCAGCCCTCAACAATGCGCTCAAAGAACTTCAACTTGCTTTCAGTATTGGCGCAATGGTCGTAAACTGTGTTAAGCGTATGCATCTTGTCCTCACAGAGAAACGACAGACGCTTAGCAATAGTCTTAAGACCTGCACCCTGAATGCCTGCTAGGTTATCGGACTTGTCGCCTGCAATAGCGCGAGCGATAACAAAGTTCTCTGGTGCGATACCATACTCGTCAATCACAGTCTGCTTTGTCCAAGCCTTCTTTTGGATGGGACGGTAAAGAAC